TGGCATAAGTGAGTGTGTTACATATGAGCAATTTGCACACCTAGAGCCTCTGGCGAAGATAGTGGATGTTATAGAACCAAATTTGGATGATTGGAGCGCAAAATTTATAAAACCATATACAAATTGCGAAGTGTTAGGTGTAGTGCCCTATAATATGAGACACCGTGAAAGTGGAGTATCTGGTGTTATACCAACAGAATGCCATGGAGAAATATTTGAGGTGTGTTCAGCTGTTCCTGTGCTGCATTATAGAGATCCACGTATTGCAGATGATCCATTCTGTCCTTTACAGGAAGGGGTAAATAAGCATGGGTGTATTCCTGATAATTTTCCTCAAGATTATGTTGATATAGCTTTTGATGACTTGAATACCAAGGTTTTGGCTAAGACTAAGCCTCTACGTATGAAAGTAGGGAAATTACCAGTTTCTGTTGCTGTAGTAGGGGACCCAGATTTGCTTGGTTATGATAAGCTGGACCTTAAAACATCTGAAGGATTTCCATATATAGGATGTAGAACCGGAAATCAAAAGAACAAAAGTTGGTTGCTTGAAATAGAACAAGATCCTATTGGCAATTATGTATATAAAGGTTGTGATCCCATGTTGACGGAAATAATGGAAATGAAAGAAAGACAGCGTTTAGTAAGACAATTGCCATTCACCGTATTTACTGATTGTCTTAAAGATCAAAAGATAGGCCTTGATAAAGTGTTAATACCTGGGAAAGTAAGGATATTTTCAATTTCTCCCTTAGATTATTCAATCCAAAGCAGACAGTATATGATGGATTTTTCTACAGCATATAAAGAAGCTAGATTAGAGATTGAACATGCTGTTGGTATTGATGTAAATTCTATAGAGTGGACTGTATTAGTTCATAAATTAAAGAAGAGAGGGTCCAATATAGTTACAGCTGATTATTCAAATTTTGGCCCAACACTAAGTGTACAATGTGCTTTAAAAGCTTTTGAAATAATTAGGAATTGGTATAAATTCAATGGCGATAAATCTGTGGAGAACGATTTGATACGTGAGATGCTTGGATATGAGGTAATTTATTCCGTTCATCTGGTTAATGCGACTATATATCGTACTATGTGTGGTTTGCCATCTGGGGGACCTTTAACTGTTGTTCAAAATTCTTTAGTTAATTGTTTATATTTACGTATTACATGGCAAATTATATTTACGGAAAGTTTAGATTTTGTGAGTGTGGATGATGCTGGTGCTGATGCAACTATGGAGTCAATGCATAAGAATGTATCTTGGTTTGTATATGGTGATGATGTGATTGCAGCAGTATCAGATAAAGTTAAAGAAATTTTTAATTGTGTTAGTATAGCTAGAGTATTATCTAGCTATGGTATAGCAATTAAGAATGCTACAAAGTCTAATCTGATTGTGAAATATGATAATTTGTTGTCTAGTGGTACTAGTTTTTTAAAACATAGTTTTAAGTTACATCCAAAGAGGGCTGGTATATATCTAGCTCAATTGGATGAGAAAAGTGTTCTTGACATCGTGAATTGGACACATAAGGCGTGGCGATTTAATATTAGAGAAGCCTCCCTTATAGCATCAGATGCTTGTATTCGCTCTGCATTTGGTCATGGAGAAACGCGTTTCTCCGAGATTAGGAAGAAGATATTCCATTATTGGCAGAGAAAAGGAGAGCATCTTATGACTCCAACTTGGCGTGAAATAGATGTCAAGAATTATGGTAGTTAGTTATAGGTCTAACCCATAAGGATTGAGCTTGCCAGCTCAATAAAACCTATATTAGTTTATTCATTTAATGTTAATGTTATGCTAACAAGATAGTGCAAAAACTCATTTGAAAGAGCTTTCACTTCTCGGAGGATCCGACCTTCAGATTGAAACTTTCCCTTGAGTAAGGGTGGTTGCCTCAAAAGACCATTGCTTAATCCCCTTGTTAGTCTAAGGAATAAATAATTATATTAACAAGGGGATTAAGCAATGGTCTTTTGAGGCAACCACCCTTACTCAAGGGAAAGTTTCAATCTGAAGGTCGG